TGACGTAGAGGGTGCGGCCCACCCAGAGGTCGCTCAGGTTGAGCTTGAACAGGGCGTCATCCAGGCGGACGAACTTCGACCCGCTGGCGTGGGAGGCGATGACCGTGCCGTAGGCGCCGCGCACCAGGTAGCCCAGGTCGTAGTCCCCGGCGGCCACCAGGGTGGAATCCCGGTAGGCCAGGCACTCGCCGGCCACCCAGCAGAGGGTGAGGAGGTCCGTGGCGTCCTGGGTGGTGCCGTCCAGGAGCTCGCCCTGGAGGAGGTGGGGCTTGCAGAGGTTGGTGGTATCCAGAGCCGCGCCGGATGGCAGGGTGGCCCGCAGGGTGCCGTGGCGGGCCTTGCTGGTGAGGATACCCACCCGCTGGTACGAGGCATCGTCCAGGCTGGCCCAGACCTCGCAGCCGCCCCAGTCGGCGCCGCCGCCGGTGGCCAGCCACAGTTGCGGGATGCCACCAGACAGGGCCGGCGGGGGCTCGAAGATCACGGGCGCCTGGGCGTTGCCCGGGGCGATGCCATGATCCACCCCGGGGCCGGCGGGGGCGGGGGGCACGCTGGCGGAGACGGTTCCTGTCAGGCCGTTCCACTCCTCGGCCACCACGGACAGCATTCCATCATCATCCTCCCCGATCTCAGTGATGAGGACGGGCTCATGGTCCAGGCCCAGCAGGGGCTCGGTCAGGGTGACCGCGTCCATGGGCTCCAGGCGGGCGTGACGCCAGCCCAGGCGGAAGCGGTAGGTGTTGCGGACGTAGAGCTTGCGCTGCAACCGGTGCTGGGCGATCCAGGTGGCGACCTCGGCGGACTTGGCGGCGTGGTAACGCTCCGGGCTGGCCGGGCGCAGGCCCAGCTGGTCGATGCTGGCCAGGTCCTTGGCCTCGGCCACCGCGACGTTGTAGTCGTGGGCGGCGTCCAGATATTCCGCTTGGACCTGGTTGTAGGCGTCCTGGGGGTTGCTGCGGGTGACCTTGACCGGGAGGTCTCCGGCGGCCCCGGGCATGAAGTCATCCGGCCCCAGGTCGGCGACGAGGGTGACCGTAGTGGGACGGGGGATGAACTTGAGCAGGCCATCGGACCACACCATGGCGGTGTTGGCCATGTCGCACCACTCGCGCAGGTAGTCGGCGGCGGCCCGCTGCTCCACCGCCAGGGGGGAGAAGGTGACACCTTCGGCGGCCAGGTAGGCATCCACGCTGGCCAGGCCGGACAGTCGCCAGGAGGGGAATCCGGCCCCATAGCGGCTGTTGGTCAGGAAATCATCCACATACTCCGACATCAGGGTGAGGCTGGGCTGGCCGGTCAGCTGGATGGAGAAGTTCGGGATCGAGTCGCTGTTACCCAGGGCATAGGCGCTGGCCGCCAGGTAGGCCGTGCCGGAGTAGCCCAGGGCCTCGGTGGGGTGGTTGGCCGTGAGGTGCCCCCAGGTGGCTTGCCCCACCGCCCCGGCGATCAACTCCAGGCCCAGGGCAGACAGGGCCTGGAAGCCGTCCTTGTTGGGCATGACGCTGTCCACGCTCACCGCGCCCTCGCCCAGGCCCAGCATCAGGGCCGTGGTGTAGGTGTAGGTGATGGAGACGGTTTCCATCCCGCCTCCCTTGCCGCCCTGGGATTGGCTGGACTTGTGCTCGATGGCGTTGAAGTCGCCCATCCACAGCAGGTTGGGGCTGGCCCGGTTAGGGCCGTAGTAGAGGGGGATGGCCACGCCATAGGTGGAGGACTGGACGCGCACCCCGGAAATCCGCTCCTCGCGCTGGGTGATGGTCTGGCTGCCGAACAGGCCCCCCATTTACTGCTCCTTGACTCGGAAGAACTTGACGGACCGGCCGGAGAGGGCGCCCGTGGTGGCGTCGGCCTGGCGAACGCCCTGGCCCATGTAGGCATGGATCACCATGGGCCAGCCCAGGACGATGGCGGCGTGGCTGTAGCACCGGCCGAAGCGGAACACGGCGATGTCCCCGGGCTCGGGGGTGTCTACCTCTTCGGCGTACTGGCCCACCCCCTGGAGGATGCGTTCCTCGTCCCGGTGCATGTGCCAGTCCCGGGGGTAGGGCCCTGGATCCACGTGGGGGGCCAGCCCGGCCCGCTCGTAGACCTCTGCCAGGTAGTGCAGGCAGTCCACCCCCACCCCCTTGATGCGGCCCCGGTGGTGCCAGGGCGTGCCCTGCCAGGACAGGGCCTCGGTCAGTAAGCGCTCTCGGGCACTGGAATCCATGGGAACCCCCGGAACTTGCTCAGGTTGGAGAAGCGGTTAGCGCAGGTGTCCATGGTCTTGTCGCACCCCGGCCAGACGGTGAAGGTGTCGCCGACGGCCGGCGTCCAGCGCAGGGGGTTGGCCGGGGTGAGGACGCCGCTGGCGTGGGTCTTGACGGTGCGGCTCTGGCCGGCGTTGGCGCCGGTGAGGAACGTGATCATGCCCTGGTCGAAGTACCCGGCGGTCTGGCTCAGGTTGGTGACCAGGACCTCCTGGGTGGCGCCGGACTGGATCGTGCCGGCGGCGCCGAAGGCGGCCTTGCTCACGCCGCAGCCGGCGTCGTAGAGGCTGTTGGCGCACGCGGCCTGGTAGACGTTGCGCGGCATTTTGACGTTGAGGACGGAGAGCAGGCTCACCACCCGCAGCTTGGCGGTGATTCCGTCCAGTTCCACGTCCGACACGGCGCCCTCGAACCGGTGCAGCGCCCCCACCACAGGGAGGCGCCAGTCGGCCAGGTATGCCCTCTCCACCTTGATTTCCGCACCGTCCAGGACGCCCGCGACCACGGACGCCAGGAACGGGTTGCCGGCGAGGGTGTGTTCCGGCCAGGGCGTGAATTCCACAGACATGGAATCCACCTCGATGCCAGCCACGAGGCCAGTATTGCCGCGCTCCACCGTGATAGGGGTATAGGTGTGGCCCGCCCAGGTCAGGGGGATATCGGCGGAGGTGTAGTAGAGGACACCGCCCACCTTGAGGGTGAGGGTGTAGAGGTCGGCCATCAGGAAGGCGTCGTCGTCCAAGAGGGCCTGGAGTTCAGGGCTGGCGGATTTCATGTGGTCTTCACCGTGAGGAGGCTGACGGTCTTGGCCTCCCAGAGGTCTTGCAGGAATTCCCGAAATTCCTGGGAGCCACGCTCGAACCGGACGCGACGAAGGTATTCGCCGCTCCAGGAGAGGATCGCCCCGGCGGCCGGCGGGCCGGAGAAGGTGACCTTGCCGGCGGTGGTGTCCAGGGTGACGGTGTGCTTGGGGGCAGCCGTGGTGGTGGGCAGGTAATCCTGGGGGTCGGTGCCCTCCACCACCTGGGCGCCCCAGGCGTAGATGCCGTTGTTGACCACGCCGGGGAAGCTGTACACGCCATCGCCGTTGCAGATCCAGATCCGGATGAAGGGCGTTCCCCCCGTGCCGGTGTTGGAAGTGATGGACACCCGCCACCAGCCGCTGCCGGCATCGGTGATGCTCATGGCAGACGGGGTGCCGCCCGTGATGCCGCCGAACACCCCCGTGGCCAGGTTGACGTACTTGCCCACCGTGCCGCCGGCTTTGTCGATGAAGCTGACAGCCGCCCAGCTCCTTTCCGCCGCCTTGAGGTACACGCTGAAGGTGGCGGACACGTTGTCGGGCATGCCGGTCATGACCTGCTTGAGGTAGCGGCTCCCCGTAGATGTGTCGGCCTCGATCAGCTTGTCCGCCGTTGCGCTACCATCCGGGGCGGTGGTGGCGTTGGCGGTGACGTTGATGTAGGCGTCCGTGATCTGGGTCCAGACCGCATCGCCCAGGGTCTGGCTGGAGGCCAGATAGTTGTGCTGCTCCTCGATGACGGGCACCCCGGAAACGGCGCTGATCGGCTCGTAGGCACCGCCCAGAGTGCGGCCCAGGCGGTAGGTGGTGGTGGCGCCGTCACCCGTGCCGAACTGTTGCGCGGTGGCGGTGTGGTCCAGGGGGTCGGCCCAGAGGAACGAATCCAGGTCGCCACCCCGGGCGTTGAAGAAGCCGAGCAGGGTCTGTAGTTCAGCCTCGGCGCCGGCCCGCAGGAACTCGTAGGAGAGCTTGATGAGCCACCTGGGGTAGCTCTCGTAGCCGGCGCGTTGTTCCAGGCCCGAGGCGGACTCGGCCGCCTTGTTTTTCCAAATCGGCTCGCGGGTCGCCCCCCAGGCCAGCCCGGGCAGGGTGGGGAATACCTCGTTGCTCATAGCCTCACATCCACGAAGTCGCGGCCCATCTGGCGCAGGATTTTCTTGAGGTCCGCCACGCGCAGGGTGTCCTTGTCGCTGCCGGCGTGGATGTGGATGGCGGCGCTGGACGCCGCGCCGGCCCCACCGCCACCCTGCTCGGCCATCGCCCGAATCACATCGGCATAGCGCTCGGGCAGGATCATCTCCCGTGCATGCGTCTGCACGATGGGGTTGACGCTGGCGGGGATGTCGTAGCCCTGGGCAGCCGAGACCATGCCGGCCACGCCCACCACCGTGGCCATGGCGGCGGGCGCCGCGGCGGCGGCCATGGCCGGGCCGACGATAGGGATGCCGGACAGGGCGGCGAAGACCCCGGCGAAGGCCTCGGCGGCGAAGTTCATGATGGACTTGATGACGCTGCCCATCTGGGCCAGCAGCCCGGCGCCGCTGGCGGTCTGCTCGGCGGCCAGGCGCGCGGCCGAGCCGGTCTGGGTGGCGGTGGTCTTGGCCACCTCGCCGGCCAGCCAGGCCTTGACTTTCTTGCCCACCACATCGACTACAAACCAGCTGGTCAGCTCCGTCAATACCGCCTTGAAGGCGTTCTTCCAGGTGAGCGTGCCGTTCATCATGGCTTGCAGGCCCTTGTCCCACAGCGAGGCGGCGCGGTCGCCCAGGCTGGCCCACAGGGCGTTCTGCTCCTTGGCCAGGTCGGTATTGATCTTGCCGATACGCTGCGCGTGGGCGCGCTCGATGGCCTCGATCTTGGCCAGGGCCTGTTCGTAGGCCACCGGATCGTCCTGGACCAGCTCGGCGCGCTGGCGGGCGTAGTCCAGCTCGATGCGGTACTTGCGCTCCTCCAGCTTGGCCAGGGCGGCCAGTTCCTGCTCGGCGCTGATCTCGCCCAGGGCCCGGCGCGCTTCGAGCCGCTGCTGTTCGGCCTCGATCTCGCCCAGGCTGGCGGCCTGGCGGCGCTCGGCCTGGGCCTGCTCGATCTGGAGCTGCTGGGCGGCGTGCTCGCGGGCGGCCTGGGCCATCTCGCGCAGGGCGGCGCGGTATTGCTGGCTGTCGTCGCCGTAGACCTCGGCCAGGCGCGCGGCGATCTGGCCGGCGATCTGGATGCGCTCGACGCCGCCGGCCCGTTCCAGGCTGGCGCGCAATTTGAGGTCGTCGATCTCGACGGCCAGGTTGTCATGGGCCAGCTTCTTGTAGGCCTCGAAAATCTCCTTTTCGACCGCCCGGCGCTCCTTGCTGCCCTCCTTGGTCAGGGCCAGCTTGCCGGCCCAGAACTCGGCTTCCAGGGCGGTGGAGTCGCGGAAGAAGCCTTCTTCCAGCTGGATGCGCTGGAGCAGCTCTTCCTTCCAGATGCCGAGCAGGTCGACCTTATCGGCCCTGTCATCCTTCCCGCCTTTCGATCGCTTGTCCGGGGCGGGTGCTCCCGCAGGCGGCGGGGGCGGATCGGCGAAGGCCTCCTTCTTCCATTTCTCGTATTCGGCCTTGTTCTTCGCGTACTGCTCATCGCGCATCTTGCCGATGAGCTTGGCCTGTGCGAAATCACCGGACAGGACCGCCGCCGCCTGGGCGGCGAGCGCCCCGATGGCATCGCCCATATCCTTGAGCGTCAACCAGACGGCGCCGGCCACGAACCCTACGCTCTGCAAAATGGATTTGAACGTTTCGGCCATCTTTGGCCCTTCCTGGCCAAGGAAGGCGCCAACACGCGTAAACGCGGGCAGCAGCTTTTCGCCGAACTGGATGGTCAGCGATTTACCGACATCCTGCACGTCGTTCAGGGCCGCCCGGTAGGCCTTCGTCCTCGCCTCACCGTCCGGGCCGACGATCAGATGCAATTCCCTGGCCTTGATCGCGGCATCGGCCAGCACCTGGGGGGTAAGCTTGAGGATGCCGGCAACCTCGCTCCATGCCTTGCCGTAGATTTTCGTGCCCTCGATATTC